TGACTCACCCGCGGCCGGGGCCGGGGCGGCTGCGTCGATGTAGACGGGAAGGCCGAGGAGCGTTCCTTGCAATCCGGTAGCCGCGGTCGCGGCGGCGCTCGGCTGGAAGATCGGACGTCCGGTCGTATCGAGAAGAGCCATCAAGCCCGCGAAGGCCGTCTGTCCCATGATCCACCCGAGGTCGCCGTAGCTGTTCCAGTACTGAGCGGGGAGACCATCGGTGCCGTCGTAACGCATCTTAATGAGCTCGGCGACGGTGATGGCCGTGGTGCTCGCGGCGGTGACGCTGTTGATGTTGGCTTTGGCTGCGTCGAAGATCGCATCCGTCTGGACGGCGCCGCCGACGGTGAGACCGTTGCAGAAGAACGACGACCAAAGCCGCCCGATTTCCTCGGCGTGCTGGGTCGTGACTTCGCGGATGAGATCCGGCCGCGCGTCTTGCATCACCTGGAACGTGAGTTCCGTAGTGGCTGCCACGTTCTGGTCGGTGGTGAAGTCGATATCCGCGAAGGTCGGCTCCGTTGCGTCGAAGGCTGTTCCTTCGGCGGTGACGGCGGTCAACGCGACTCGAGTAGCGACTACCGGCACCTTTGTATCGGTCGGGGCAGTCGTCACGCGGACGGCCTGGCGAGCTCCCGAAACGGCGCCCATGAGCCGAGCGAGTTCGGCTTGGAGGTCGGCGGGGATCACGGCGGCATCGTCGCCGGTGTTCAAGGCTCGCTGGCTCAGGCCGGTTCGGTCCTGGCCGCGTGATCTGAACCATCGGAGATATCCGTCCCATTCGCTCGAGAGCGAATCGGCCTTCTCCATCTTCTGTCCGCCGAGCCCGACGCGGGGCGTGGTCGGCTCCGCCTGGCGGGCGTCGAATCGCTCGCGGATATCCGCGGCGCGTTCCTGAATGGCGAGGTCTGCGAGCTCGTCTTCGATTCGGTCGTAGGTATCGGCGGATTCCTGCGTGAGTTCGCCGGTTGATTCTGCGATGCTGGCGAGCTCCGCCTCGAGCTTCGCCCTGGTTTCGTGGAGCGTTTCGCGCTTCATTTCAGATTTCCTTTTGCCTGGGGGTAAGCCCCCATTGGCACAATTGAGAGCTCCACTAGCTCCGCGTTCCGCACCGTGCGAACCGCTGGTTTGGTCTTGTTTTGCCACTCGTCGCCGCCTTCATCGACGTAGAACCCCACGGAGACGGCGCCGGTGAGGTCGCCTCGCTCGAGGGCCTCGCGGATATCGGCGCGGGCCTCGGGGAGATCAATCTCAAACAGGAGGCCTTCGGGGGCATCCTCGAAACGGAGCGAGCCCGAACCGACGCGCCCGAGCGGGACGCCGCTCTGGTCGTGGCCGTAGAGCATGACTGTTTCGGTGTTCGTGTTCATCGCTCCACGCTTGAACCGCTCGCGGTATGCGCGGGGTCGATCGTGGAGGACATGCGAGAATTGCTCATACGGAACGGCGACCCCGCGAAGGGTGGCGCCGGTCGTGCTCGCGGTCGCGGTGGCTTGGATTTCTCTTCGCTCAATCTTCATCGGTGTCGGCCTCGGCTTGCTCGTCGTCGGTGAGCCCCCCGGCGGAGTAGTTCTTCGAGAAAACAAGCTCGTCCCCGCCTTCGATCCGGGGAAGGTTCAGGAGCTGGCGCGCCTCGTTCTGCGTCATCACCCCGGCGTCGATCGCCTGGCGGGCGGCCGCTACCACCTGGTCGAGACTTCCGCGGAGTAGGTGCCGGAAATCGAAGGTCAATCGCTCGCCTGGCTCGAGCAGCTTCCGGCCAATCTCGCCGCTGATCAGCGCCGTGTAGTGGCTCAAACAGGAATCGACGTAGGCGCGGAGCTGGGTATAGGTGTGCTCGGCGGTCTCGCCTGACTCGTCGGCGTAGAGCATTTGTGGCGGGATGCCCCAAATCATTCCCACCTGTTGCGTTGAGAAATTGCGAGCCTTGAGCCAATCGGATTGCGTCAAGCTGGTTCCGACGGTCGCGGCGGTCATGCCGCCCTGCATGATGATCGGCGAGGAGATCGAGCCCGCGGTTCCGTGGTTCTGGCTGAATGCCGAGCGGAGACGGTCTACCGCCTCGGGGCCGATTTGCTCGGGGCTGGTCAAGGCCAATTTACCGACGGCGCCCGTGGAGAAATGAGCCCGGCCGGTCTGCTCCTGCTCGGCGAGGAGGTCGAGCGTGGCCCGGCACCGCACGACGGGGGAATCCCCCCATAGCGGGGCGTGGCCCGAGAGCCTGAAATGGAGCACCTCTTCGGGCTCGAGTTCCCCCACCTCGGGAATCGAGTAGTACGCCGATCCATCCTCCCGGTAGAGGATTTGGAACGTGTCCGGCATGAGCGGGACGAGCTCGAGAAGCTCGCCGCCGCGGGTCTTCCTGATGAGCGCCCCGGCGTTGCCGTGGATCATCAACACGCGGACCATGTATCGGAGGAATTCGTATCCGCTCTGATACTCGTTCGGGTGGTCCTTGAGGAGGTCGAGGGCGGCCGAGGGTACCGGCTCAAGGCCGTTGTCGGTCTTCGCCTGCACCTCGAGCGGGAGCCGCCCGATATCGCCGGAGACGAGCTCCAGGGCTCGAGCCACGGGCGGAAGGGTATCCGCGGTCCTAGGCGTGATGTTCGCCTGGTTGAGGGTAGCGGCGGGCCACATGAACGCGGCCCCGCTGCCGCGAGGCCAAAACCGTTGACTGAGCTTTCGGAAGATCCCCAGAAGTTCCCCCGGACACCACTAGCGAGGGCGAGCCTAGAACAATGGTCCGAATAATGCAAGCGAAAAATGAAGAAAATGACGGCTTCGGAGGCCCGGCCGCCGCGGGTGGAAGGTTCCCCCTAGATCACGCTCGAGCTCTCATAGGCTGATTTCGGCTCGCGGAGTATGTCCATGATCCCAGAAACGGCCATTTGAGCAGCCACGAGGGCGTCGATTCGACCGGCCGCCTTATCCTTTTCGCTGCTCGGATTCCCGAACGAGTCGTATTGCACCCGCACATTCCTGATGCATTGGCGGAGAACCGGCCACCCGTTGTGTCTGATTTGGGGCTGTTTGGTACCCGCCGAGCGAATCATCGTGTTCAATTTCTGAAGCGGTGGAGACATGAACGCCCGCGTTTGGGGGTGTCCTTCGAGCGGTAGACCGTCCTTTTTCCATTGCTCGAGAAGGTCCGCCACCCCCGAAACGGGGTCCACCTTCACTTTCCAGAGGTCGAGCTTTGTTGCCCATTCCTTGAGGTACCGCTCAACGCTATCGAGGTCGATGGTTTCGCCTGGTGAAATCGTCATATGTCCCTCGTCGGCCCACCGTCGGTAGGGCATATTCCCCCGCCGCTCCCGGCTATCGAGCTCGTTCTCGCATGTCCAAGCGTGGCCCCATAGGTACACGTTTCGTTCATCGTCCATTACCGCGAACACTACCGCGGTGAGGTCGTGGCTCTTCGATAGGTCGGCGCCCGCCACCACGCGGCGGTTCCTGGATACCTCGAGCGGGTCGAACACCGCCTCGCATTGATCCCAAAAGGCCAGATCCACAAAGGCCGCATCGCGGTCGTCGTACCTGCAGCAAATCTCCCGCGTGAATTCCGAGCGGCCCGCGAGGGTTTCGCGGTGGTCTTCCGCGACGATCTGAATAGCCTTCTCGCTCATCACCCCGACGGATAGCATCGGGTTTCCCTTCCGCCATACCGTCTCGTCGAATGGGTCGTCTTCCTCGTCGATGCCGTAGAGGAGCACCACGGCTTCGGGTCGAAGCTCCCCGGCCCGGAGCTCTTGCTCCATGCGGTCGCGCCGCTGGTAGTACGGGTTCGAGCGGTCCTGCCCTGGCGTCGTGACCATCAACAATTGGCGAGACTCGGCTCCGGGTTTGGCGAGGGCCACGGCCATTTTCCCGAGGACGTCATCTGTGTACCGCCCGCATTCGTCGGCGATGTAGAGCCGCCCCTCGAGACCGTCGGCGGTACGTACTGAGCTCGCCACGGATTCGAGCGTGGAGCGAGTCGCGGCGGCCCGGAGGAGATTGTGCCGCACCTGGATATCGCCGCCCTCCTCCTCGGTGAGGCCGGGGCAATTGAGGGCGAAGCTACCCGCGGTGTCGATGATCCGTTTGGCCTGTTCTCGTTTCGTGGCGAGGCTGTAGAGCTCGAGCGAGTGCTCCGTGGTGGCGAGGAGGTAGAGGGCGACCATCGCGGCCGTCGTCGATTTGGCGTTTCCCTTCCCGATCTCGAGACAAAGGAACGAGGTAGCGAGCTGGCCGTCCGGCCTCTTCCTGGCGAGCAGCGCCCCGACTAGGTGAAGTTGCCACGGGTGGAGCATGGCCGGGACCCCTCCGAATTTGTGGAGCTTGAGGGTGCCGACGAATTCGGCTACCCGCTCGAGCTCTTCGCCATCCCACCACGTATCCGCCTGGCCGTCGATTTCTTCGATGGTTCGGGCCGCGGCGAGCTTCATGCATTCCCCGGCTGGCTCGGCGCCGTCGAGGAGATCCCGGCAATATTGGCGGACGGTTTTTAGAGCTTCCAAGGGTTGGGTTTTTCTGGTTTCGTTGTTCGCTTGGAAAAAGAAGC